AGTATGCTAAAAGAGTTAGAACAACTATTGGTATTCCTTCTGATGATATAGCTAAATGGAAAAAATGGGAAGTAATTGATAGAGATATTTTATTTCCTCATTTATTATTTCAATTTAGAAATAAACCTTATGTAAATGTGGAATATATTAACGGCAAACTTATCGAGGTTCAGCTAAGAAAAAATCCAGATTTTTCTTATAATAATAATGTCTTTATACCGGTATGGGAAGGTGATGTTATAGATGCCCCAGATGGTTATAGATATGTTGATTGTCCTGATTTGAACGGTAGAGTAGGAGCTTACGTTGATATTACTTGATTATTCATCTATTGCGATGTCATCTATTATGGTAAGAGTAGATGACTTTCAAGAACAACCTGAACTAGTTCGTCATCAGATCTTTAATATTATTCGTCAATATAACGAGAAGTTTCGTGACGAGTTTGGTGAGATGATTATTGCTATGGACCATACTAATGTATGGCGCAAGAAAACGTTTCCTCAATACAAAGCTAACCGTAAAAAACAGCGTAAAGAATCTAAGCATGATTGGAATGCTATTTTTACTATGATGAATAATGTTAGAGAAGAAGTAGAAGAATACTCTCCTTATCGTTGTGTTCGTATTGAAGGTTGCGAAGCTGACGATGTTATTGCTACAATTATAGAAGCTAAGAAAGATCCTAGCCCTTCTGTTATTGTGTCACCAGATAAAGATTTTGTACAATTACAAAAATATCCTAACGTTAAACAGTTTAGTAATATTCAGAAGAAATGGATAGAACCTGATGTCGATCCTATTACAGACTTAGAAGTAAAAGTACTTAAAGGGGATATGGGTGATGGCATTCCTAATGTTATGTCAGAAGATGATGTGCTTGTAGAAGAAGGTGCTAGACAAACTCCTTTACGAAAAGCTAAGATGGATATGCTTATGCAAGATCCAGAAGCTTTAGGTACTTCTATTGCTCGTCGTATTATTCGTAATAGAGATATGATAGACTTAAGTAGATGTCCAGATTATCTTAAACAAGAAATATTAGAAGCCTTTGCAGCTCCAGCAAAAGGTAGTGTAAATCGTCTTATGACGTTATTTACTAAGAATCATATGAAGTTGTTAATAGAAAGTCTCCAGGATTTTGAAGTAAGATAAATACATTGGATCCAAAATATTATTAAGAAAAGGAGATCTCTTAATGGCTTACATTAAACCAACCGCAAATCGTTCGACTGCAGGTGGACCTCAGGCTTCATCTGATTCGGATTTTCTATTTGTAGACGGTGTAGACCCATCATTCGAAGCTAAAATGTATGCTACTCAAGCTGGTATTGGTGTCAAAGATTCAAAAGGTCAAATTGAAATCGTTGATGCTTTGCCTATGAGTAGAGCAGCAGTTAGAACTTCAATGGGTTGGTCAGATGCAGACTCTGATTTGTACATCACAACTGATGATGACGATTCAGATTTCGCTGCTGCTGGAATGAAGTACACTCATTACACTGTCTAATGTCAAAAGCAGTTTTTACATTCGGTAGGATGAACCCTCCTACAATCGGACATGAAAAACTGGTCAATAAAGTGAGAGCGGTCGCTAGAGCTCATAAAGGTGACCCTCTCATTTATCTATCTCATACTCATAAGCTTCCAAAAGATCCATTAGAATATAATGATAAAATAAAGCTAGCTAAAAAAGCTTTTGGCAGAATTGTAAAAATGTCTAGAGCTAATACTATAATTAAAGTACTTCAAGAGCTAGAGAAAAAATATGATGAGGTTGTTTTGGTTGTAGGTTCAGATAGAGTAACAAATTTTAGAGAGCTTGTAAACAAATATAACGGTAAAGATTATTCGTTTGATACTATTGATGTAGTATCAGCTGGTGAGCGTGACCCAGATGCTGATGATGTTTCAGGTATGTCAGCTTCAAAAATGAGAGCCATCGCTGCGGATGGTGATTTAGTAAACTTTAAAAAAGGTTTGCCTAGAACTCTGCAAAGAGATGCAGATAATATTATGAAAATGGTAAGAAAAGGATTAAATTATGAACAATATCAAACCGCGGGACATGCAAGTCTTCGAGATTCTATCGGAGATTAGCAATATTAAAAGTGACGAATTAAAAGTCAAAACTCTTCAACAAAAATATTACGATCATACTCCTCTTCATAGAATTCTTAAGATGAACTTTTGTGATTCTATTGTTCCTATGGTTCCAGAAGGTATTCCACCTTATAATGCAAATCAAGAACCAGATGGCCCAAATCATGCTTCATTGTGGGAATATATTCGTATTTTTCCTGTTATTGTTCGTTCAGGTCAATCTCTTAAAATGAAACCTCTTCAAATAGAAAGAGCTTTTATTGAAATGTTAGAAGCTGTAGACCCTAAAGAAGCAGAAATGATTTGCTTGGCTAAAGATAAAATTCTAACTAAAGTTTATGATGTTAGTTTGTCTGTTGTAAAAGAAGCTTTTCCAGTTCTTAATATTCAAACAAGCAATAAAGAACCAGAAAAAGAAAAAACTAATGAAGAAAAAGCTGCTGAATTTATTGAGCTAGCAAAAGCAAAAAAAGCAGAAGCTAAAAAACTTTATGATGAAGCTAAACAGTTTATTGCACAAGCGGAAGAATTAACTAATGAAAATGCTTGAGCAAGTAAAAATTACTTATGATATTTCAAAGCTAAAACCAGTTATTCATGAGCAAGCTTTTGACCTTCATTACAATCATATCTATAAACAACATATTGATAGATTTAATAAAGGTATAGGAGACTTTGCTTTTGATAAAGCAGGTTCATTTCTTCATAAATTATATTTTGAGAATATTAGAGAGTATAGGTTGAATAACGACCCTTCTGGTAAATTACTAGATGTTATTGAATTAAGATATGGTTCTCTAGATAGGTTTAAGTCTACAGTCTTAGATAAAGCTAATTCAATTCAAGGTAATGGTTGGGTGTTTATGAATACTAGCGGTTATGTTAATCTTATTCCTAACAATAGAATTGTAGATAATGTAGCTTTAGTAATTGATTGTTGGGAACATTCTTATATGTTTAATTTTGGTAACAATGTTGAAAATTATATTAATCAAACTTTTAATATTATTAACTGGGATGTTGTTAGCCGTCGTATTGAAAACATAAACAGAAACTAAGATATAAATACATTATGCTAAGTTTTAGTGAATATTTATTAGAAGCAGCTGATTCAGCTCAAAATTTGCATATGACTCATGCAGATGAAGATATCTTTGAAAGAGGTGATAAAGGTGCTCAAGCAGCTATAGATTTTCTTAGAGATTTTGCTAATACTGTTGGAACAAATCATGCAAACTTAACAGTTAAATGGGATGGAGCTCCTGCTTTATTTGCAGGATATGATCCTAGTGATGGGAAATTTTTTGTTGGTACAAAGTCTGTATTTGCTAAAAATCCTAAACTTTATAAAACTCAAAAAGATATTTCTGACAATGAAAAAGGAGGCAAGGCTGCTAAACTTAAAGTTGCTTTAAAAGAGCTCCCTAGTATTGGTATTCCTAAAGGAACAGTTCTCCAAGGTGATATGCTTTTTACTAAAGGTGATCAAAAATATGAAACTATTGATGGAGTCAGATACCTTACAGTCCATCCTAATACTATTGTATATGCTTGGCCTGCAAAGTCTGATATTGCTAAAAATATTAGAAACGCTAATATGGGTATCATTTGGCATACTTCCTACAGTGGTCGGGGTGATTTGGCTTCTTACTCTGCTTCTTTTGGCGTTGATGTATCTAAACTTAAGAAGACAAGATCTGTGTTTATGGATGACGCTTACTTTAAAGGATCAGATATCGGGTTAGATAATAATGAATATAGAGAATTAGATAATCATATTAAAAACGCTGAAAGACATATTGGAGGTTTTGATAATATTGTTGATATTATGAATACTATACCATCGTCAGCTGCAGGCGCTAATGTTAAAACATTCATTAATAGTAAAATTAGAGCCGGCCAGCTTCCTAACCCAAGATCTGCTGCTAATGAATACTTAGATTATCTTAAAACATACTGGGAAGATAAAGTTATATCTAAAGTCAAATCAGAAACTGCTATTAATACTAAAAAAGCAGCTCTTAAACAACTTTTAGATGATTTGCGCAAAAATATGTCTACATTAGTTAAAGCTTTTCAATATGTAGATGAAATTACTAAAGCAAAAATGATAGCTATTAATAAGCTTAATATGATAAATAATCAAAAAGCATTTGTCCTTACAAATGACGGATTTAAAGTTACAGAACCAGAAGGTTATGTAGCTATTAACACAGAAAAAGGTGAAGCGGTTAAATTTGTAGATAGACTTAATTTCTCTCATTTTAACTTCTCAACAGAATATATTAAAGGCTGGCAACGATGACAGATTTTTATGCAGATTACATTAGTAAAACTACTTTTGATCCAAAAACTAACTCAGTTAGATCAAAGTTAGAAGAAGCGGCTACAGATACAAAAAAGAAGCCAGCTTCTAAAACACCTAAACTTGAAGTTGATCCAACTGAAATTCCAGAAAAGAAAGAATTAGAGAAAGAAGAGCTTCATGGTGATCAGCATAAGTTAGATCATAATAAAGACATGAAAATTTCTGCTTCTGATATAAAGATGGTCCGTAAAAAAGGTGCTGTTAAAAATCATCCAGCAGAAGCTATGATTATTCGTTCTAAGAAATCTTCAGCTAAATTGAGAAGAGATGCTGAATCAAGACCAATGGGTGTTAGAGAAGATGATGAAGAGTTAGAAGAAGCTACATTTAGAGTTTCAGTATCTGGCCTTCCTACAATGCATATTGCAGGTTCATCTGCTGGAGAGATTAAAACATCGTTGCGTAAGATGTTAAAAGATCCTAAAGCTCTTGGTAATATTGAAAAGATTACTCCATCTGAAAAGAAATCTGATCTTAGAGCTAAGATGTCTGAAGATCAATCAGTAGCTGACTATCTTAAAAAAGGTGGAAAAATTACAAAACTTCCAGCAGGTAAAGCTCAGGGTGCTCATGGCGACTCTAAAATGGCTAGTGGCATTGCAGGCCAACTTAGCACAGCTGATACAAGTAGATTTAAGACAAAGAAAAAAGTAAAATCTATGGAAGATGTAGAGCAAGTAGACGAAATTTCACGAAATTTGAAAATGCGCTATACTAGATCTGCTGCTAGAGATGTTAGTACACAAGCTTCTAAAGGTTTAAAAGATAAACAAGCAGTTAGAAAAAGTCTTAAAAGACTTCGTGGAATAGATATGGCTACTAAGGGAGTCAAAGAAGAAGATAATCTTAATGAACTAGATAAAAAGACAATGGGTTCTTATATCAAAAAAGCAACTCATGATGTAGATAATAGATCATTTGCTCAAGGAATGAGATCTAATAACAAAGATTATACTTCAGCAGATGCTAGTAACAATAGAAATATTAGAAATAGAAGGGCTGGTATTGCTAGAGCAGCAAATAAGATGTCAGAAGGTGCTATGAAACGAATGGCTACTCAAGATGCTGAAAAAGAGCGTCTAGGACCTAAAGTTAAAGGCTCAGGTTTAGATACTTTTAAGAAAAAACCATCAAACGAAGCTTACAGTCATGCTGGTACTAGTTTTAGTATGAAAGCAATGTCTAAAATGAAGCCTCAAGAAAAAGAAAAACCTAAAAAAGAATCTGTAAA